TGACAAGGTGACGGCACTGGGCACAGCCGCCCACGCCGACAGCTCGATCACCACCGTCAAGCTGGCAAACGGGGCAGTCACGGCCGCCAAGCTGGCCGCCAACACCATCACGGCCGCCCAGATTGCCCCGGCCTCGATCAGCGCCTCTGAGCTCGCCAACAACTCCGTCGACACTGCCTCCATCGTCAACCTCTCGGTCACCGAGAACAAGCTGGGCGCTGGCGCCGTCACCACTGCCAAGCTGGGCGACCTGGCTGTCACTGACGCGAAGATCGCGAACACGACCATCACCTACGGCAAGCTGAACCTGGCCGATGGTTCGGTGCCTGGGGCGAAGATCGCGGCAGACTCGATCACCTCTGCCCAGATTGCCGCGTCTGCGGTCGGCACCTCGGAACTGGCCGATTCCGCCGTCACCGCCGCCAAGCTCGGCAGCGGCGCAGTCACATCCGCGAAGCTGGGCGCTGGCGCCGTGACCACCGCAAGCGTCGCGGACGGGTCCATCACCACCGCCAAGCTGGGCGACGGGGCTGTCTCCTACAGCAAGCTGCAGCCGACCTCGGCCACCAATGTGGTGCTGGGCCGCAGTTCCGCCGGCGGCGGCACGGTGCAAGAGATCCCCCTGACGGCAGCGGGGCGCGCCCTGCTCGATGACGCGACGGCGGCCGATCAGCGAGCCACCCTGGGCCTTGGCACTCTGGCAACGGCAAGCGGGACCTGGGTCAACGGCAGCTCTTTTTCTGGCACGAGCAGCGGCACCAACACCGGCGACCAGACGATCACCCTCACTGGTGACGTGACCGGGTCCGGCACGGGCAGCTTCGCCGCCACGATCGCGACCGGGGCGGTCACCGAGACAAAGATCGGCACCGCAGCCGTCACCCAGGGCAAGATTGCTGACGACGCCGTTTCCGCGTCCAAGCTTGCCGACCAGTCCTCCACCATCGTGCAGGCCAACGCGCCCAGTGGGGTCGGCGCCTTCGTTGGTCAGCAGTGGCTGAACACCAACACTGCCGTCAAGCACACATGGAGCGGCACCGCCTGGATCCGTCAGGCAGGGATCGGCACCATCAGCGTGGTGGACTCAACTCCCATCGCGCTCGCCGTCACCTATCCAGACGCCTACACGGCAACGCTGACCACGAGCCTCGACACGCAGGCGGCTGCGACCGTGTGGGCCGGTCCTGTGAGCGGAGCAAATGCCGCGCCGGTCTTCCGAGCGCTGACTCCCACCGATCTCCCGGACGCCACCGCCACCACCAAGGGCATCATCCAGCCCGGCACTGGCCTCTCCGTGGCCAGCGGAGTGCTCAATCACTCCAACACGGTGACCGGAGCCACTGTCTCGGGCATCACCTTCGACGCCCAGGGGCACATTTCAGCCGCCATCCCACTGGTCCCGGCCGACATCCCGGTCCTGGACGCCAGCAAGATCACCAGCGGCACCCTGCCGACCGATCGCATCGCCGACAACGCGATCTCGGCCGAGAAGCTGGCCGACTACGCCACTGCAAAGCTGGGCGAGACGCTGCCGATTGCCGACTTCATTGGGCAGATCTTCCTCAACCCGCTCGACAAGACGTTCTTCATGTGGGACGGCAACGTCTGGGTGCCCATCGGTATTTCGGCTGGCGCGATCGTGTTCGCCGGCACCTATAACGCCACCACCAACCAGGTCGCCAGCGTCACAACCGAGGGCTCCGCTGTTGGGCTTTCGGTCGGCGCGGCTCTGCCGGCCGCTACCAACACGAACGCCAACTACTACCTGGTGGTTTCGATCGGCGGCACAGGCACGTCGCCCGCTCCAACCGTCACCCTGGCACCGCCCGACCTGCTGCTCTCCAACGGCAGCAGCTGGCTTGAGATCGATGTGTCGAGCACCTACACAGCTCAGACGGCCAGCAATGTCGCGTTCACGCCGGCTGGACTGGTTGGCTCCACAACCGTTCAAGCCGCGATTGAGGAGGTCAGCAGCGAGTGCCGCAACGCCGGCAACATCACGGCCGGCACGCTGGCGGTCGCCCGTGGCGGCACGGGCCTCTCGAGCTACGCCAAGGGCGACATCATCGCAGCCAGTGGCGCAACAACGCTTGCGGCGCTTGGCGTGGGGACCAACGGCCAAGTGTTGTCCGCTGACAGCACGACGGCTACGGGGCTCAAGTGGATCAGCGCTGCAAGCGGCACCGTTACGACGGTCACGAGCAGCACGGCTGCGCTGACGATCGCTACTCCCACCAGCACTCCAGCGCTGACGATCCGCTCGGCCACCACTTCGGTGAATGGCATTGTGCAGCTGAGCGACAGCATCAATACGACCAGCTCGACCCTGGCGGCCACGTCGACAGCCGTGAAGGCGGCCTACGACCTGGCTGCCGCAGCAATGCCCAAGTCGGGTGGCGTGTTCACCGCCGATGTGACGCTTGGCTCAAACGCTGGCCTGGTGTTTGAGGGCAGCACCGACGATGCGAACGAGACGCGATTGCTGGCCGTCGACCCGACCGCCGATCGACTGATCTATCTGCCGAACGCTGATGGCACCTTGGTCCTGTCGGGCGCGATCGTCAACGCTGACATCAACGCTTCGGCGGCGATTGCCGACACGAAGCTGGCCACGATCGCGACAGCAGGCAAGGTCTCCAACTCGGCGACAACGGCTACGAGCGCCAACACCGCGAGCGCGATTGTCGCCCGTGACGCATCTGGCAACTTCACTGCAGGGACCATCACCGCAAGCCTGACGGGCGCTGCTTCGCTGAACCTGTTGAAGGCTGGCGACTTGATGACCGGCGCGCTCGGGATTATCGGTGGCTCAGTAGCAGCGCCGGGCGCCTACTTCAGTGGTGACACGAACACCGGTCTTTACAGCCCAGGAGCGGATCAGCTCGGACTCGCGACCGGTGGCGCTCTGGCGCTGCTCTGCGATAGCCAGCAGCGAGTGATCAATGGTCACACCACCAACATCAGCAGCGTCAACGCCTCTGGAGCTTCGATCTCCCCCAGCTATCAGCAGCACGGAACAACCCAGTCCCAGGCCGCAATTTCAGCGACGCTGTATGCGGCCAGCGCCAGCTATCCCAGCATCGTTCTGAACAAGTCTCGCGGTGCAACAGTTGGCGCACAGGCTGTAACGCCGAACAATGACGTGCTGGGCTACGTCAACTTCGTCGGATCCGATGGCGCTGCGTTTCAGTCAGCGGCCTGGATTGAGGCAGAGGTTGACGGGACGCCGGCGACCGGGTCGGTGCCGGGACGGCTCGTCTTCGGAACAACAGCGGCCGGAGGAACGTCGCCAGCAGAAGGCTTCCGTCTCACCAGTGACAAGTTCCTGCGCATGGCCGCCAGCACCGGCGGCATCCAGTTCAACGGCGATACCGCAGCCGCCAACGCGCTGGACGACTACGAGGAGGGGACATGGACGGTTCAGCTGTTTGATGCAGCGACTGGAGGCACCGCTTCGTCTACAACAACGACCGGATACTACACAAAAATCGGCGACACCGTTTCTATCAGCTTTTCGCTCGCAAATACGTCTACGGCGGGCATGACTAGCGGCAATGTATTCTACTTTACGCTCCCAATCGCAACTTCTGCGACTAGGGGGCAGTCCAGGGGCACTGCTTCTATAGACAATGCTGGATTCGGCTCGGGGCGGACAGCAGTTGTCTCTGCTTGCGGAACTTCCGCCAGCAGAGGGTTTGTAGTTGCCTACGGCTCAAACGCTACAGACACCAACCTTACAGTCGGCGCACTCACCTCCGGCACGAGCGACATCCTGGTCGCGCTTGAATACAAGGCTTAATCTGCAACTGGCGCAATCCAGCAAAACTACGGCCTAAACCTGTTTCATCTGGAGGATGACCCTAATGGCCCAATTCACTGAACGACACGAGCACAAGATTGAGATCATTCCGCCCTACTCGGTGATCCAGTGCCGCAGGGCGGACATCGTCGAGAAGGATGGCGTGGAGGTGGGCCGGACCTACCACCGCCACGTCTGCGTTCCCGGTGATGACGTGAGTGACGAGTGCGACGAGATCCAGGCCGTTGCGGCAACTCTCTGGACGCCTGAGGTGGTCGCCGCCTACCAGGCCGCACAGGCTGAGTCATGAGCTACGCAGCCCTCGCCGCCGCCCTGGTGCTCGCTGCACCAGTGGCGGCCAAGGAGCTGGTCACCGTGACCGGCGATGGCTCCATCCAAAGCCCCGCGCAGTGCTCGCCATCGATCGGATCCGGCGGTAACTATGTCGAGGGCAGCCTTCGGCTGTCGGGCAAGTGCGAGCGGGGCGGCACGGCGCCTCGGATCGCGACTGAAGGCGGCAACCGCTACCTGGTGTTCACCACCTCCGGCGCAAAGGGTGCCGGCAACGACCGCACCGAGCTGGCGCACCCGCCCATGCTGCCGTTCGGCCGCACGTACACAATCAGCTTCCGCTTTCGGATGCCCGCCGGCGCACCGGTGCATCGCACGGGTCAGATGTTCTACCCGCTGCAGATCTGGCAGTGCAGCCCGTTGAGCCCGATCGCGGGGATGCGCCTGATGCAGGGCACCAGCCACCGGCTGGACTTCATGGTCCGCAGCCAGAACAGCAGTGCACCCGTCATCGCCCGTCAGTCTCTGGTGCCAGGGCAATGGCGCCAGATCGAGCTGACGCTCAGGCCGGCACGCGATTCCAGTGGATCGCTGGTCGTGCGCGTCGACGGCAAGCGAATCGGAATCTACCGGGGCGCTTATGGCGCCGATCCGCGCATGTGCCGGTCGCCGGGCGGCAGCAACGCCTGGCGCATGAAGTTCGGCATCTACAAGTCCAACAACCCAGGGGCCCGCTACGAAGTCCACTTCGACGACGTGCGGCTCCGCCAAATCTGAGGTATCTTGACCGCATGAAAGAACAACTCGTCGCCCTCATCGAGGCATTCGCAGCCGCCAAGGCCACCAACAACGCTCTGCTGGTGCAGTTCGCCGCCCAGCAGCTGTCAAGCTTCCTCGACGCCATCGATGTGAGCGCCAAGCCCCAGCCTGGAGCCGACTACGAAGATGGCGGTCAAGAGTAAGGTCGGCGTCGCACGGGTCGAGCACACGCCCGGCCCGCCCAAGAAGACCCGCCAGGGCCGTTCGCTGCGCACCAAGCTGAGTGGCAGCAGCCGCAATCCCCGCCGACGCAAGCGCTATCTCGGGCAAGGTCGGTAATGGATGACCGAACCCGCGAGAACTGGCGGAAGGTCAAGGAAGCCCTCGAGAAAGCGGGAAAGACCGATACCTACTGCTATCGGCGGGCGCTTGCCATCGTCGCCACTGGCCGCGATCCTTTCGTGCTCGATCCACTTCGGTAGGATCGTCAGGTCGAAGGAAGCGGCATGGAGCAGCAGGTGTCACACAACGACATCTACCGCGAGCTCGGTGAGCTCAAGGGCATGATGTCCTCGCTCATCCTTCGTGGGCAAAAAGACGACGAAGAGAAGAAGGACATCTTCGGCCGCCTCAACAAGCTCGAGACGCGCATGGCCCAGGTGGTCATCGTGGCCGTTGTTGCAAGCCTCACGCTGCCGCCGGCTTTCTCCTTCTTGACCCAGCATCTGCATTTCACCCTGAGAACACCCGCTGCAACCGTCAAGTAGTCGGGGTAACCTGAAAGGACGACGCCATGCCGAACATGGACCCCAACACAGTTGCCGTCATCGCCATCATCGTTGCCGCCGGCTCCGAGATCATCGCCCTCCTGCCCATCCGCGCCAACAGCTGGGTGCAGCTGATCCTCAAGGCGCTGAAGGTGGCCTTCCCAAAGCGCTGAAGCGGGAAGCGGAAGTCCGCGTCCAGGTGGCCGACGCCATCGAGGAGTGGCACGCAACCCAGCCACCCTCGATGCCGGAACCTGAGATCATCCATCACCCCGTCGACCCGCAGCTCCAGACCGGCCAAAGCGCACTACTCGGGGGAGCAATGGAGATCAAGGCACCATGGCGAGACTGACCGAGCACGTCAAGCACACCGACCTGTCGCTGCCGCATCACCAGGCCTTCTGGGAGCTGGTGCAGTCGTACCTGCCGGCCGGGTTCCTCGACGACGGCGGCGAAGGGCGGACGGTCTGGGTGTCGTCACCCGCCCCGGCGCCGGCACTCAAGCTCGATCCGGCCTACAAGCTGATCCGCGACTTCGAGGGCTGCAGTCTGGTCGCGTACCGGTGTCCGAAAGAGATCTGGACGATCGGCTGGGGTTCGACCCGGATCAACGGCCGCCCGGTGCAGCAGGGTGACACGATCACCCAGGCGCGGGCCGATGAGCTTCTGCGTAAGCACGTCGAGGGCGAGATCGTCCCGGTGCTGGCGAAGACGATCCCCTACTGGGGCCGGATGACCGCAGCGCAGCAGAGCGCTCTGATCAGCTTCGCCTACAACCTCGGCACGCGGTTCTACAAGGCCAGCGGCTTCGCCACGATCAGCCGGGTGCTCGAACAGCGCCGGTGGAACGACGTGCCGGAGGCGCTGCTGCTCTACCGCAACCCCGGAACCCGGTTCGAGAATGGCCTGCGCCGGCGCCGCGAGGCGGAAGGCAGGCTGTGGATGTCAACACCCTTGTCAAGATGATCGGACCCAAGAAGCACCCGCAGGACTTCGGTTTCAGGCAGGGCGACCACCACGTCATCGTCAACGACGTGACCGAGACCGCCAAGGCATTCGCCTTCGACGGCCGCCTGGTGTGGGAGTTGCCGGCGCTGGCTCGCGGCCAGGGCAGCGACTACGAGTTCAAGCTGCAGCGCACCGACACCCCGCCGGGCCTGTACCGGATCGGGCAGGTCTACCCCGACTTCGACCGGGTGGGCGCCGTGCCGGGCTTCGACCGCACCCTGATGGCCTATGGCTGGTACAGCTTCGATCTGGTGGAGCTCGAGGGTCAGGAGAGCCGCTACGGCCGCGCCGGCATCATGATCCACGGCGGCGGCTCTGCCTGCGGCTGGCCGGGCGCCTGGGCGCCGATGCAGCGGCTCTACGCCACCCATGGCTGCGTCCGCATGCACAATCAGCACCTGCGCGATCGGCTGCTGCCGCTGACCCGCTCCGGCGCCGTCTTCGTCAGCGTCTACCAGGAGTGAAACGGTCGCAAATCGTAATCTCCCAGGGCGACCCTGGCGGCTACGCTGAGCCCGCCAACACCGATGCGAAGTGATTCTTCACGATCGGGAGATCCGCCGGCTCTGCGAGCTTGAGCGCATGGTCGTCCCTTTTTCACTCGATCAGCTCAACCCCGCCAGCTATGACCTGCTGCTGGGCAACGAGATCATGATCGAGTGCGCCACCACTAACGACTTGGTGCGCGTCGACATCACCGACAACACCGCAGAGCGTCCCTACTGGCTCAAGCCCGGCCAGTGGATCCTGGGCGAGACCTTCGAGACCTTCAACATGCCCGATGACATCGCCGGGCTGTTCTTCCTGAAATCGAGCCGAGCCCGCGAAGGCCTCGAGCACAGCCAAGCCGGCTTCGCCGATCCGCAGTGGCACGGCAGCAAGCTCACCCTGGAGCTCACCAACGCCCGTCAGCTGCGCGCTCGCCCGATCTGGCCCGGCATGAAGATCGGGCAGATGGTGTTCCTGCTGCTCTCGGGCATGCCGGACATCAGCTACGCCCAGGTCGGGCACTACAACGGGCAGGCTCGCGTGATGCCGTCGTGGGAGGGCTGATGGGCAAGTTTTATCGCTACTCACCGTCGCACGAAACGCAATGGCCAACTTCAAGGTATTGATCACGCGAACTAGCTCGCAGGGCCTGCAAGTAAAGTTCAACAACAGCTTTAGTACGACTGCTCAAGTCGGCATTGGATGGAACGGCGGCTGGGGTGGTGTCGCGATGTCGATTCAGCAGGCTAAGGAATTGCAGTGCATGCTTGAAGATGTTCTCTTGCTGGCGGACCAGTCGCAGAGCAGTCAAGAGCCATGCCCGCTGGCAAGCGATCACATGGAGGGCGAATGATGGATCCGCGCTTTCGTGTCGACCTGATCACCGCCACCCCCAATCCGCAGCTCGCCTGCTGGGCCGGGATGCACCAGGACTACGCCGAGGGATTCGTTGCCGCTGATCGCGAGAACTGGCCCAGCGAGACCAGCGCTGGGGAGATCTGCGTGAAGCGTCTGCTGGCCGGCGAGCGGGGCCACTACGGCCCCCTGGAGCACGCCCAGATCGTGCTGAATGTGGGCTGGTTTCCCCACTCGGTGATGCAGCAGGCCCGCACCCATCGGGTGGGCGTGAGCTTCGACGTGCAGTCGATGCGCTACACGGGCGATCGCATCTGCAAGGCGGCCAGCGGCGAACTGGAGCTCGAGGAGGTGTTCTACCTGCGGCCGGTGGGCAGCTACAGCAACCGCCAGGGCAAGAAGTACACCTACACCGCTGATCAGCGCGAGACTGACTGGCAGCACGTCCGTGTCGCCGCCGAGCGTTACCGCGACCTGCTGGCCCAGGGCTTCGCCGAAGAGCATGCTCGCGGCATCCTGCCCTTCGACTACCGCCAGCACTTCGTCGCTAGCTTCTCCCTCCGGGCTCTGATGCACTTTCTGGACCTGCGGGCCAAGCTCGATGCCCAGCAGGAGATCCGCGAACTCTGCGATCTGATCTGGCCCCACTTTGAGCAGTGGACGCCCGAGATCGCCGCCTGGTACGCCAAGTCCCGCCTTCACAAAGCACGCCTCGCACCCTGATGTTCCCCGTCAACGCACCCGCAGCTAACCCCGTCTTCTACCGCACCTATTCCCGCAAGCTCGCCGCCGGCCGCGAGAGCTGGGAGCAGGTCACCGATCGAACCGTCACCGGCCTGGCCAAGCTCGGCCGCTTCACCCAAGCCGAGGCCAGCCTGGTGCGCCAGCAGCAGGACACGCTGCGCTGCCTCCCGTCCGGCCGCTGGCTGTGGGTGGGCGGCACTGAGTGGATCGAGAAGCCGTCCAACTTCTCCGGTGCTTACAACTGCACCTCCACCAACCTGGTGGACTGGGATGCCTTCGCGCTGATGATGGACTTGGCGATGATGGGTTCCGGCACCGGGGCGATCATCGAGCCACACCTGATCAAGCAGCTGCCGATCGTCCGCAACCACCTTGAGGTCGAGGTGGTTCAGGGCATCGGCGTGATGCCCGATGGGCGCCGCCAGCAGACCACCACGCTGAGCTGGGCCGGCCCTGACGCCACCATCATCGTGGGCGACAGCCGGGCCGGCTGGGTTCACGCCTATCGGCTGATGCTGGAGCTCAGCAGTGCGTCCGACCTGGAGCCCTTCAAGATCAGAGTGATCCTCGGCAACGTGCGCCCCGCCGGCGAGCGCCTGCAAGGCTTCGGCGGCACCGCCAACCCGGCCAAGCTGCCTGAGCTGTTCGGCCGCATGGCGGCGATCCTCAACCGGGCCCAGGGCCGCCGGCTCACCTCGGTTGAGTGCTGCCTGCTGATCGATGAGGCCGCCTCAGTTGTGGTCGCCGGCAACATCCGCCGGTCGGCCGGCATGCGCCAGTTCGCCAGCGACGACCTCGAGGCTGCAGCGGCGAAGGACAACCTGTGGTCCCAAAGCGAGGACGGCGCCTGGCGCATCGACCCTGAGCGCGACGCCCTGCGGATGGCCAACCACACCAGGGTGTTCCACACCCGGCCCGATCGCGACACCGTGCTCGAGGCGGTGCGCAAGCAGTTCTACTCCGGCGAGGGCGCCATCCAGTTCGCCCCCGAGGCGATCGCCCGCTCCAACGCCGACCTGCTGACCAGTGAGTACCAGCGCAAGGAGTTCGTCGAGGTCTACTGCGAGGAGGGCCGCGAGGCTGCCGCCAGCATGCTGCTGCACCTTGCCCCCGAGATGGGCAACGGCGAACTGGAGCATCGCCTGAGCCGCTACGGCCTCAACCCCTGCGGCGAGATCCTCGGGGCCGACTTCCACTGCAACCTCTCCGAGGTCCACCTGAATCAGCTGGATCCCGACGACCGCGCCGCCCAGGACGATGCTTTCCGCGCCGGCGCGCTGGCCGTGGCAGCCCTGCTGAACCACGAGTTCACCGTGCCCCGCTACCAGCGCAGCCGGGAATGGGATCCGATCGTGGGCGTGAGCTTCACCGGCCTGTTCGACTTCTTCGTCAACGCCTTCGGCGTGGCATGGCTGGAGTGGTTCGCCGCCGGCCGCCCAGACACCGATGCCGGCAAAGCCTTCAAGGTCGCCGAGGCCGGCTACCTGATGCGCTGGCGCAACGTAGTCGAGGGCACCGTCTGGGATTACTGCGACCGCCACGGCCTGAAGCACCCCAACCGCTGCACCACCGTGCAACCGGCCGGCACCAAGAGCCTGCTCACCGGCGCCTCCCCCGGCTGGCACCCGCCCAAGGCCCAGCGCTTCATCCGCCGGATCACCTTCCGCAAAAACGACCCGGTGGCCTTGGCCTGCATCGACTTCGGTTACACCGTGGTGCCCTCGCAGAGCGACAAGGATGAGACCGGCCGCCTGCTGGATGATCCGTTCGACCCCCGCTGCACCGAGTGGCTGGTGGAGATCCCCACGGCAGTGAACTGGGCCGACCTGCCCGGCGCTGATCAGGTCGACATCAGCAAGATCTCGGCTCTCGCCCAGTTCGACTTCTACATGCAGGTGCAGCGCTACTACACGGCCCACAACACCTCGGCGACCATCGAGTACCGGGAGGACGAGATCGAGCCCTTGGCCGATGCAATCCACCAGGCGATCCAGGGCAGCGAGGGCTACATCTCGGCGGCGCTGCTCGCCCGCTTCGACGCCAACGAGACCTTCCCCCGCCTACCATTCGAGCCGATCGATAAGGCGACGTTCGAGCGCCTGTCGGCCGAGGTGGAGACCCGGCGCGGCGAGGCCGACTTCTTCGCTGCCCTGCAGCGCCACGACGTGGGCGAGCTGCTCGAGGCGGGCCCTGCCGGCTGCGACGGCGACAAGTGCATGTTCCCCGCCGCTGCACCGCAATGAGATTTGCCTCCCGCGACGGCTCGATCAGCCCCCGAGAGGGGCTGGCCAAGGCCTACGAGCTCTTCGCCCTGGGCCGCCCCCAGGAAGCCGCGATGATGTTCCTGGCCTACGCCGACCAGGAAAACGACATCGGGATCGTCGGCCAGAGCGAATACGACGCTCTGGCCGCGCACCTGAAGGAAGTGCTGGCGCATGTGGCGCTCTACAACATGATCATCGACCGCCAGGTGCAGCCGCTCCTGACGGAGGATCTGGAGCCGGCCTACAAGCCGTCGCCCTGGTACGACGACACGTCCAAGTGATCGGCCACGGCCCTGGCCATAGCCTGCGCCCCATCCTCGAGCAGATGGGCATAGCGGCTGGTGGTCACCGGGCTCGCGTGGCCGAGCAGACTCCCCACCTGCGGCAGCGTCAGGCCGACCTTGGTGATCGCTACCGAGGCCCAGTGGTGCCGCAGATCGTGGACCTTGAGGTTGCTGATGCCGGCGATTCGCATCAGCTCCTCCCAGAGTTTCTGATACCCGACCAGGTGGCCATCACCTTCACCTGCGATAATCCAAGGTGTGTTTGACCTGAGTCTCAGCTCTTTCAAGATAAGAATTCCCGCAGGAGGAATATGCACTACGCGCTCGTGGCCAACCTTCTGGCCGGTTTTGTGGCTGTCGGGGGGGACGATCATCACCCCTGCCTTCTCGTCGACCCACTCCCACCGGCCACGGCAGATCTCGCCCACGCGGCAGCCCGTCAGCATCAGCAGCCGCACCAGCTGGGCAAAGCGCCAGCGCACTGGAGAGGTGGCTATCGCGTCCAGTGCGGTCACCAGGCACTGCCGCTCTTCGCCTGACAGGTAGCGCCGGCGCTTGCGCTCGCTGTTGCCCGGCACCTTCTCGCACGGATTGTCGGGGCGCATGCCCCAGAGGATCGCCAGGTTGAAGGCCTTGCGCAGCACCGCCAGCGTCCGGTTGGCCTGGACCGGGCGGATGCCGGCCAGCAGCCTCATCACGTCGGCGCTGGTGACCGCCTGCACCTTGTAGCGGCCGAGCTTGGGGATCAGGTGGGCATCCCAGATGCTGCGATAGCCCTGCAGGGTCCTGGGTCGGAGCTTCGGGTAGTGCTCGGCCAGCAGGCGTTGGTGGAGGTCGGCCATGGTGGGGCCCCGGCGCAGCTCCTGCCGGGCGCTGGTGGGCGCCTGGCCCTGGGCGGTGGCGGCCAGGATCTTGAGGGCCTCCTCGCGGGCCAGCGTGCGGTTCAGAACGTCTACCCGGCCGATCTTGTGGTGCTGCTGCTTGCCGCTGGGCTCGCGGTAGCGCAGATACCAAGTTTCGACGCCACTCGGCAGCCGCAAGACACCCAGCCCAGTGACCTTGTTGTCTGCAATCCATTCGCGCACCATTCGCGCAGATCTCCGTGATTTTCCGTGAACTTGCGCGAACGGAGCGGAAAATGCAAGAGGGGATTTCAGTGCTGAATCATAGCGTTGTGGACAAATCGTGAAGCTCCGTGAGACCGCAGAAAACGACTTTTAATCGTTTGGTTGAAGCCAGAAACGTTAGGAGAAGCAAGAGGTTAGACAGCGGAAACACAGCCGTTCGCGCAGTATTCGCGCAATGTCTTAGGGCCCATATCTCAACGGTAGAGCAGTCGACTTTTAATCGACGGATTTCAGTTCAATTCTGAATGGGCCTACCACCGATCCCAAAGAAATCGTTACGTTGCGGTCTCGCCGGCTACCGTTACATCAGCCGCCCGGCACTCCATGCCCGCCTACCTCGTCGAGGTCTCAGGCAAGGCCATCGTCTGGACCGACGAGGAGCAGGATGACCTGGCGGCGAACATCTATGCGATGGTCAGCGAATTCGTCCGCGACGACGACCACCTCGTTGACCTGAACATCGAAACCTTTCACCTACCCCTCGAACCCGGTGGTGGATCATCAGATCGACGAGACGGAGCTGATCCCGAGAAAGGAGGCGAAGGTCCGGTTCCGTGATCAGATCCTGCTGGCCTGGGATCATGCCTGCGCCTACTGCAGGGAGCCACTGGGCCGCTCGGCGACACTCGACCATGTGGTGCCCAAGGCCAAGGGCGGCCTCACCGTTCGCTCCAACCTGGTGGCCTGCTGCCTGGCCTGCAACTCGCACAAGATGCACCACGACTGGGCCGAGTGGTTTCGAGCCCAGGGGTTCCACAGCAAGCTGCAGGAGCAGGCGATCCTGGACTGGCTGGAGCAGGGCTAGCGGCCCAGCAGGTAATCCAGATACAGCTCGGCCTGCCACAGGTCGCTCGAATACCGGCACACGCCGCCGGCGCAGCTGCGGTAGTAGAGCTCGCCGCCCTGCTCCGGCTCGAGGGTCTCGATGCACCCGCCGTCGCGGTCGTAGCGCTGGATCACTCGCGGCTGGGACATGCCTTGAACACCGAACATTGGGCTGCGAATCTTCCACCAGTCTGCCGGGCCTCCGGCCAGCCGAACGAGCAGTCGGCATGCACCGGGCGCCAGTGGATGCACTGCCAGCACATCGGCCGCTCGGCCTCCTTGCCGCCGTGCCTGCGCTTGAAGTCGGCGTAGATCCGCTCAGCCTTGAAGATCGCCTCCTCCTGGTCGGCGGTCTCCAGGCAGGCGCGCAGCTGCTGGCTGGGTGAGCTCCCCAGGCGCACACGCAGGTGCCAGATCCCAGCCTTCTCGGACAGGATCATCCGACCTGCGTGATAGCGCTTCTGGGTCAAAGTAGGGCCAGGACCTTGCTCTGCAGGTCGCTCAAACTGCCGTCATTCTGAATCACGGCGTCAAATTCGGCACCCTCGAGGCCGCCATCGGATCGGTGGCTGCCATCCGTCGTGGCACCAGGGCGCACGATCTGCCAGACCACCCCGCCCTTGCGCCGGATGGCGGCCAGCTCGTTGGGGAACCGCGCGTCGTCGGCGACCACCTTGGCGTAGCGCTCGGCCTGGGCTTGCCAGCACCGGATCCACACATCGGGGTGGATGCAGTCGCGCCCCCACTCGGTGCCGAGGGTCTGCTGGATGTGGCGCACCGTGACGCCCAGCTCCGGGATCATCTCGTGCTTGTCGAAGAACACCAGGCGGGCCGCCTCGCCCTCGGGGTAGCCGAGGTTCTCGAGGAACTCGCATGCCATGCGCTTCAGCGGCGCGGCAAACGGCACGCGGCCGAAGCCATGCTCCTGGAGCATGTTGGCGACCGTCGTCTTGCCCGACTGCGGCGCCGGACTGTAGAGGCCAATGATCATCAGCTTGAGGCGAAGTTTCGTGCGTAGGACATAGCCTCCGAGTGCGTCTCAAAGGCGCGGAGCCAATGGACCCGGCTGCCGTCGTAGCACCAAGCCTGGAACAGCAGGCCGAGGCCACGATCGATCGGCTGCACGCCGTAGCAGGACCAGGTCTGGCCGGTGTAGCGGCCCTGCTCAGAGCGGATCGTCACCGTCCCACTCCGGCAGAAGGCCGATGACGTTCACGGTGCAGCCGGGGTTGAGCTGGACTTGGTAGGGGTGGACGGTCATTCGGGCAGGGCCTCCAGGGCGCGGCGGATGGTGTCAATGTCGCTTGGGTCGTTCCCGCCTCGTGCAATGCCGTCAATCAGGGCGCACAGCGCCTGCTGCTTCAGGCTCGGCGGCTTCGGGCGGCGGGCGGCGCGGAGTGAATCGCCACATTCGGCGTAACCTTGGGCCCACTCACAGCACGCCTTCAACTCCTGGTCGGCGCCCCATTGAGCGGCAAGGGCGGCGATGATTTGCGGGTTAGGGCAGAAGTCTGGCGGAGCGCCAATAATCACGGCTTTGTCGACCCACTGCCGCACCAGCTCCGGCGGCGGGGTGATCGGGTGTTGTTCGGTCACGACTGCACCTCCCCCGGCACCAGCATCTGCCGGATCCGGCTGGCGGTGAAGGCGCCGCGAGCGATCACTCGCCACACGGCCTTCATCACGTAGGGCGCCTGGGTTTCAGCCACGACGCTGCCGGTGTCTCTGAGGGCCTGCACGACCTCGCTGTGCATCTCGCGGTAGAGCTCAGGGTCGGGGGTGGTCAGCGCTTCTCGCCACTGAGCGACCTCGAGCAGCGATTGCGCACCGAAGCCCTTGAGCTTCATCAGATCTTCGGCGCTGGCCATCATGATCTGCTCGGCCGTGAAATAGCGACCACGAAGCAGGCAGTTGATGGTACGGAGCGTGAGATACCTGTCGGTTTCAGGTATCAGGCGGAAGTCATCCTCGATTGGGTTCATCGACCTTGGATAGGTGTTGGATCAGGGTTTCGCGAGATGGCCAGCGTGGTGTGCCATCGGCATTCTTGGACCGAAGCTCGTTGATAGCTCTGGCGATGCCAATTTTGAACCACTTCTGGTTCTCGCGAGCGGTGTGTTCTGCACAACTGACCCACTGAGGCCACTCTTCGTCCGGGATTACCTCAAGGTCGAGGTCGTCCCGGAGAGTGGCCCAGGGGCCCAGCACAGCCTGGAGCTCAGCTTTGCGGCTCATCCTTGTCGAGCCATTCGATCAGGCTGTAGCAGGGCCCGTATTCGTCGAACGCCCTGGCCTTGGCTTCGGCAAAGCTGTCGGCCTCGACATAGTCGAAGACGTTCGATTGCGGGATGGTGAAGTGGTAGTGGCGCTTACTCATCGACCAGCTCCTCAAGAAAGAGAGAAAGGTCGACGCGGACTGAGGGGTCAAGTTTGCGACATTCCCTGAAGATGGCCTTGGCAAGGAAGACGCTTGTCATACCGGGAAAGAGCGCTGCCAGTGGCCCAAGCAGCAGGAGGCTCAGCCGAGTGCGAAGTAAAACATCGCGGCCGATGGTTTGCATCAGCTCTTTTTCCATCTGGGTTTTGCTCATTTCTCAATACCAAGAGTGGGAACAGGGAGTCCGCCTTCGGTGGGCACATAGATAGTGCGGTTGCCCTTTTCGCTGCCCTCTTGCAGGCCGGTGATGTAGAGGTACTGCAGGTAGCGAGGGTTGTCTTTCAGGGAATCGCCGATGATCCGGTTCGCCTCTGCGACGCCTTTCGCCCGCTCGATTTCCGCCTGTGCTTCAAGAGAAGCCGAGTCCATCTTGGCCTTCGCTTCAAGGACTTTCACCTGGCGGGTGCTTTCGGCTTCCATCAGGGCAGCCTTGCCGGCCAGGGTGCGGTTGTAGACCCCGAGCCGGGGAGCGCCCCAAAGGAACAGGGCCAGCAGGGCGGCGCCTCCGATGAACAGCGCTCCGATGGCGAAAATGGTCGTGTACTTGTTGTCGTCGTACATGGTTCAGCCGGCGAGTTGAGGACAGTTGTTGACGATGTAGCGAGAGGCGTCGAGCACGTCGAGCGGCATGCGCTTACCGTTGTAGTTGACGTAGATCGGCTGGCGATATTGCGACCACGCCTCCTGCATGGCCACCTTGCGTGCTTCGTCGGCGTTGACGCCGATGGCTCGCAGCTCGCAGAATCTGGAGCCGAACACGTTGGGATAGAAGCCCTGGGCGGCGGCCGGCGAGGCCAGCAGCAGCCCGGCGACCAGGATCAAGGGTTTCATTCGCACACCGGCGCAGGATCGGGGATGGAGCCGGCGCAGCGGCCGTGCTCGGCGATGACCGTCGCGATCACGGCTACGGGGATGAGGAACAAGAGCAGTCGTTTCATGGGTTGGCCCGGTGGACCCCAGAATCTTGCCGCCTGGCGCGTCGCTTGTGGATGGTCTTGTCACAAAGCGTTACACGCCTTCAGTCGACCAGCTGCTGCGCCAGCTCGTAGGACGGAGCCTTGATGTGCTGGCTGAGCTCGGTGCCATCAGGCTGCGGCGTCTCCACCACCCACACCGGCCAGTCCTGGCGCATCTGCACCAACAGCTCGCGCACCTCGTCGGCCAGCGTGCCGGCCTGCTCAAAGGCCCAGCCGCGCCGGGCGACCAGGAAGTGCGAGAAGGTCTCGATGCGCTCCGCCCAGCGCACCAGCGTGACAACGTCAGGCTCGGCCGCCGGCCGCATGTGCTCGACGTAGAGATCGGAGAGACGGGATTGGGAATAGCTCATTGCTTGTGCCAGTTGTCGACCAGGTGGCCGTAGTCGAGTGGTGTGGTCACCGGACCCTTCTTGCGACACACGTCGCAGCAGCCAGTTTGCATCGTCGAGCCACGCATTGGCGGGCCGACATAGCGGCCGTTGATGTAGAACCGGCCGAGGCGCCGGCCGCATGGGTCACAGATCCAGGTGGGGTAGTTCATCGGAGGGGAGAAGTGGGAATGTCTAGTGGATGCTGGCGCGGTCTCGGATTGCCTTGAGCTTGGCGCTCAGTTGTCGCAGCTTGGCCACCTTCTCAGGGTCAGATGCTGCGTTACGGAAAGAGCGGCTGATTGTGTCCGC